CTAGTGGCACTATCGGACATAAGAACTCTTTTCAAACCGCCGGAGCAGCACTACCGAGGTGAGCTGCAATCGCATCAAGTGCGAATTTAGCAACGCTCCCAGCAGTAGTGTGGAGTGCAGCGGCGACTGGTTTGGAGTCAGCGATATTTTCGGCGATATTCCAAACACGACCGTTGGCCTTGCCCCCAACAGTGTTCAGTGCAACTGTGGAAGCGGGCTCGACAACATTGCGAGCCATAGGCGTAATGATCTTTTGTTTGGATATACTAGCCAGATGAACCCCAGCTAACTCCCAGTTACAAACAATTCGATAGCGAAAATTCTGATTGCCAGACACACTACCATTGAAGAAGACATACATACCACCGAGTCCCGCAGTATTTAACTGAGCGGCGGCTGCGCTGGTATGCCACATGGCCATATCCTCATTTTGTGGTTTGAAGAGAATGTGTGCGTACGATTCCCCCCAATCAATCACATCAGGGAATTGGTTCATGGAACCTTGTGACTCAGTATCGGAGTCAAAAAGCGTTTTCTGATTTGGTTGCGCTGTGATTATACTGCCCCCACGATACAATTTGGTTGTTTCGTTCATAACCACTAGCTCCATACTTATGAGCTGCCAACGTAAATGCTCACTGGCACCCACTTTCCCGACAAAAGGCAAATCGATGTCATAATCAATTGGAGTGTTACCAACACCGTTATGCGCAGCGGAAAAATTTCCAGCTAGCAAATCGGGTGATATAAAACCAATGACTGAATCATAATGCGTGGCCCCTTCGAGTACATCGACGGGTCCAACGGTGAAAAGTGTGCCCGCAATATTGACTTTGGCGTGATGGAAGGCGACATCATCACCAACACTGTCATCTTGCGAAGCGTGGCCAGGCCACAAGTATAGAGTGCGCGAATAACCAGCTGCTACGGTTAAAACTCCTTCGCGCGTGGTAGTCGCCACAGTTGTATTTTGACTCGGTACAGGGTTGTAAGAAACAGGGCTCTTAACAGGGCGCGACATAAAGTCACGCGGATTGTCTCTAGACATGAGGTAAGACTTAACGTCTGCCCCACCATCAACAATGTCAAAAGCTCGAGTGCCTGCTAGAGCAAGTTTAGGTCTGGCCTTACCCTTGCGACTCTTCTTACTTTTATTCTTTGGCTCAACTGCCGCTGTACTGGTGTCATGGCCCAACTTAGTGGCGACAAGCTGCTTGTTAGTCTTGCGCGAACTTTTGGCCATAACGATGTTGTTCTTTTGTTTACTCATAATTCTGATGTTGAATACTAAGTGCCCGTTTTGAGGTGAACGTAACCTCGTGCGTGTATTATACCCCCACACACCGGCCGCGTAAGCGACCTTTCCCTCCACCCGCCCCTCTGATCCGAGGATTAGGCCATGTCTACGGCCACAAGCGCATCAAGGTGCGCTGAAGCCAAAGACCACGGTAGCCTATCCACAGATTGCAGAGATGTCTCGAATTCACCCTCTTCCGATTTTCCGAGGGCGTACCGATTTTGAAACCAAGTGTAGGTGTCATCACTAGGTCCGGCTGGGACTTCTCCTGCCGCTACTTGCCTATATGATGGTTTTACCTCGTCGGAATCAAAACCGGGGCTTAACTGCTCCGAACGCACGAGAAAACGTCGGAGGAAAGGGACAAACTTATACTGTTGAAAGCCTTTGATCATACCAAGGTAATCAACAACGCGAGGTTGCTTGACTACCCACCCAATTTTGGACATCAGCCGTCCAGGTAATGGGGCCCAGTACAAACGGCCTTCAACTGGCATAAACACCCCCGAATAAAAATCAATCTCAAAATTGTGAAACGTCACTTTCACGGTAACCTCATAACCTAATTTTAAGATGTAATCCTGAATTCGTGGACCGAGATGCGTAGGGGCGACACCTAATTTGTTGAGCAACACGTTAGCAAAGCTACCGATCTCATTGGCTATAGCCGCCGTGATCAAACTGTTACCAATAAAGGTGTCCATGTCGCCGGAACGCACACGGTAAGGGTGACTGAAAGACACGCCGCAATAAGTTTTAGAAAAGGTGTGGTTTTGACCTTTGCACATATACTTAATGATGGAATGCGGG